AAATAAGCCCAATCGCAATCAGGATGCTTATCCAAATAGTCTTTGATTGCGTTTAATTTTGGGCTAAACTCAACTTTCACAAACTCTGAGGGAATCTCTTGGGGTTCACAATTGAGAAGCACCTTTTTAGGTTTCTTCCTGAGTGAAAGTTTCCCCGTTGCCCCCTCGATACGGGTTTTGTTGGTTTTTTGCATCTCTCGGACAAGATAGCCCCGCAGTCTTTCGACTTGCTTTTCTGCTTGCTCTGCTAAAGCCCGAAGCCGCCGATATTCGGTCTTTCTAGCTTCTGCTAGGGCTTCTTGATGCTTGATGTACTGGGCCACCATCAAAGCCTTTTGCTCAAAGTCGCCCGTTTTTGCAAGCCAATTTGAAAAAGCAATAGCCATCAAACTTTCTTTTTTGTCCTCCTCGATGCTGTCATCTTCCAATAAATCAGAGATTATAGTCTCAAGCGTGATCATCTCCCCAGAGATTTCCCACAATCGGGGTCGTTCTTTTAGTTTTGGGGCTTCGCAGAGGTCTTTGATGCGGTCTTTAATTGAGGTGTCAAGCATTGCCCAAGCTTGTTTTACCGTCGCCACATTGTACTTAGCCTTAGTTGCTGTGAGTTGCTCTTTGTTCTCGCAGCCCGACAATTCATGACAGATTTTCATTAGTAGGGCAGTGTGGCTTAGGTCGCTCATCTAATTCCCCCTTTGCCGTGCAAGCCACTGGTCGCGGGTGAGTTCTCCTTTAGCAAGAGGTAAAGGAGCGGAAATATCTCGAAGGTTGTTGTTAGTTCCTTTCCCTGCGTCTTTACGCCATAAATCAATACCTAGACCAAACTTGGCACAGCAACGGCGCATTGTCATGGCTTCGGCGTTGCTTGTCGAGTCACCGTAACCTGTGACGTTTACGGGTTCTTGCCCAGTCGCTTCACGGGTAATGCTGCGGTCTTCGCCGTGGATAGTCAGGGAACCAACAACCACAATCACCTCCCCAGACTGGTATAGCGTTTTAATCTTCCATTCCCACCCTGCCACGCCACAGCGCTCATTGAGCAAATCAACCAGGTTATACCAAGGTACGAAAGGAATCTTATTTCCTTTAAGTTCCTTAATTTTTAGCTTTTCTGGGGGGATAGGAGCAGCTAATTGATTTAGTATTTGTTCAAGCTTCATTTTTCACCTCGTATTTAGCGCATTTAGCCGCGATTCCTTCAAGGTCACGTTGTCTTAGCCCGGTTAAAACAACTTTCATCAGTATTTGATACTGTTCCTGTTCAGTGAGCGATGGAAAATTGTAGTTGCACCACGGCTTTGAGTTTATATTTTTGCAATTGTGGCAACTTTTCATTTTTTTAATTCCTGTAGAGATATGGGGAAATCTCACCCCCAATTATTATTTAGAACTCAGAGCGGAAATCACGGTCTTTTTCTGGAATGTCAAATCGTTCTAAAAGTCCTAGGACGTAACCGCGATTATAGGCTTGCCTTTCGTGGACTGGAATAGCCGGTGTTGCACCTATCCGCCCGTCGACTTTCCCTATAGCAAAAACTGACTCAGAAGACAATTGAAACTCTTGGTCTTCCTCTGGATTTTCTCGGGGGTTAATTTCTTCTTGAATATCAAAAAGTATGTCAGAGTAGCTCATATAAATCCTGTTGTTTGTTTGTGTTCTCTCTATTATACCGTGTCTACATGGCTATGGCAAGGGATACAGCCATCAGTATTTCTGATAAATCATTGACAAACCGATAAGTTATTCTGGGCTAGAAGCCTTGATATAACCGTGTAGACACGGTATAATTGATTTATCAAACGAAACGGAGGCAACGATGAACAACACGGTAACGATAAACGGAACGACGCTGCAACGGAGGCTAAAGCAGCGACGGCTGAGAATCGAAGAAACGAAAAAGATGCTAAGACTAGCCCAGACCCAAAGCGAAAAAGACGAAATCCAAGCCTACCTCGACGAACTCTAAAAAAAAGCAACCCCCCCGAAAGGGGGTTTTTTGTTAAAAGAATCCTTAAATGATAAACATTACAAAATTATACAGCCAACAAAAAGCTCCCTAAGGAGCAATTGGACAAAAGCTAAAAGAAAACTTTTCAATAACGGGAAAACCCCCCAAAAAGGGGGATAATTCTAAAACCCTATACCAAAAAGTACGCCAATTATACCAAAGTTAAAAACGACAAATTGTCGCTTTTCAATTTCCTAGGAATGCCTCTAAAAATTCGAGGGTGAGGATTGTCACTGTCCCCTGCCACTGATTCAAAAAGTTCTCCTGCTCTGAGGTCAAGTTTCCCTTGGTCGCCTTAACCTCGCAAAGATAATTAATCCCATCCTTGCCAACCAATAAATCAGGGCATCCCTTGCCCATGCCCGAAAGGGAAAGGACGCTGTAACCCGCAACACGAAGACGAGCTACAATTGCGGCTTGGTCAGTGTCAACCCTTCGGCTAAATTTTCTCATAGCTCCCTATTGACGGCTTCAATTAGAACTTTTCGCAGCCATGCCGCTTTATCGTCCCCAAGAGCTTCGATTTTGGCGGTTTCTTCTTCGGGCAAGCGTACAGAGATAATTCTCTTAGAAAGAGGTTTTTCCTCTAGGGGGGCAAACTGCCCGTTATTGTATCGTTCAAAAGTTTCCATTGTTCCTCCTTTCCCTAGTTTACACGGCTTAATCTGCCTTCCCTAAATCTTCCCTAAACACGAGTATGCAGGTGTACGCAAACGTACTGGCAAAGTTTAGGGAAAGTTAGGGGAAAAGTCATGGTGCGTAGGCGAAACCAACGGAGAGGGTGGGATTTGAACCCACGAGGAGGTCGCCCCCCTAGCGAATTTCGAGAGAGCTAAAATGTTCTTTGAATCCTTTTAGGGCAAGGGTTCCCTGTCATCAAAAATCACTTCCCTAAATCTTCCCTAAAAGTTTTTTCCCAAATACGGGACATGGCCACCTCATCTATATATGAGAGGTAGTGCTTGGCATGGACATCAACGCTATGACCCATCCACTTGCTCATCATCAGGGAATCTATTCCCAGTTTTGCCCCTCGAATAGCATAAGCATCTCTCAGGGCATAGGGTACTATTCCCAGTTTTCTATCTCTAAAGCCTTGAGATATTTTAGTCCCCAATTCCTTATTGGTTTTTCCTTCGGTAATAATCTCTGGAAAGTGTCTTTCCTCTAAGTTCCATTCCTCGGCCCATTCTGGTTTGAGCGGGTAAACCAATCTGGCACCGGTTTTAGTTTCTTCAAGCACTCTGACCACGGGAAACTTGCTGAGGTCAAGGGAAAAAAGTTCATGGGGTCGCAATCCGTAAGCCGCTAATATCCCAAATATCCATCTCCACGCAGGATTAGTTAGTGATTCCCTTATAGCTTCTATCTGGGAATCGGTAGGTATTACCCTATCCCTTTTTGGCTGGTACTTGCCCTTAAGGAATTTCCAATCTTGGGAGAGTTCTACCTTGGCCCATCGTGCCAAAGAACCGAAAGCCCCATAAGCTCGCATCCGATAGTAGGAATCTGGCTCAAAGGATACTAAGGCCGCCCTTAGCAGTTCCCCTGTAAGGGCTTCCCTTTGGGGCAGGTAGTCAAAAAATCTTTGGTAAAAATTTTTGTAGTCCTTTTCTCTTGCGGTGGTGCATTTTCTCGTTTCCCAGTACCATTGCTCAAAAGCTTGTGAGGCCTCCTGTACCGATATTTGATTCTCAGGTAGGCAATCAATCCAATCGCTCCACTGGAATTTATCAAGGTTTAAATCACTTTCTATCTTTTGCGCTCGTAGAAGGGCTATTTTTATTCCTTCAGTATTATTACTTAGCTTTGTACTTATATCTTGTTGCCAGTTCACCTTAGCGTTGCGTTTGTGGGGTAGCGTGGCTCGGATGTATAACTTATTCCCTCTGATTATTATTCTGGCCCTGGTTAGTAGTGCGTTGGCTGATTCTAGGGTGATGGGTGAGCGTGGCATCTATCCCTGTCCTGATTGTTGCGGTGGCTTGGTGACGTTGATATAGGCAACGTAGCCAAAGAACACAGTAAAAATAGTCAATAAAACTATCGTAAAAGTCCAATTATGCTTAGGGGGAATTTTGAAGCCCCGTCCAGTAAAATCTACCAATATCGACTCTTTTCTTTGCTCAAGAAAATACCGTCTCAATTCTCCCTGGTAAAACTTGGTCAAGCCTAGCTCTAATCTCAGGGTTTGCCAGAGTTCCCCCAATTGCTTGCTCTCATGCAATCCTAGGTAATTCTCTAGCCAAGCATTTGAGACAATATTGCCCCGTTTTAAAGAGTCAAAATCAACTCCAAAAGTCACATAATCGCGTTCACTTTTCTTGTTTTGAATCCTCCAAGCCCATAGAATTAGCTCCAAATTAGCTTTATTCTTGTCACAATCTATTAACTTTTGGCTATCATCGTCAAACTTTATTAGTAAGGTATATTTCTGCTCGTTCCCTTGGCTAATCGCTCCAATTAATCCACCTACGGGACCCGCCAACAAAGAGCCAACGGTGTAACCCACCGCAGTCCACGCGATGTTTTTTCTTGTCCCACTACCTATTATCTCTACCTCTACTGGTATAGGCATACTAAACGGCTGCATTCAATAGGTGTCTTGCCAAAGCTATCTTTTCTTCTGCTGGCAATTGCAGAAGCATCGGGAAAAACTGCTCGGCTTTAAGTGATTCAATGCTGTATAAAATGCTGTCGCCCTGTATCTGCATTTTTTGTTCAGCTTCAGGGTTGTCAAGCTGTTTTTCTAGCCCGTCTACTGTCAAGTTAATGTACGCCGCTATTTTAGCCAGATTCCCCGTATCTGGGTACGAATCCCCCTGAATATATGTACTAAGCGTTCCTGGCTTAATCCCTATTCTTTTAGCAAGCTCTTTTAAAGTACCGCACTGTACCCTGTGAGCTTTCAAGAGCTTCTGTAGCCGCTCCTTTCTTGTACTAATGGAAATATTCATATTATCTATTGGTAGCGGTGCCATTACTACCCTAGCAGAAAAAGTAATGCTGTGGCATATCATGACAATACAAATTAGCACTAAAAAAATTTTAGGTATATTTACGGGTTGCCTTATCGTGGCGTGCCATGATGTACTAGAATGGTAGTTAAACCACTAACACAATAGTATGAGTTCCCAAGCCTTAGAAATCCGAGTGAAAGAGCTAGAAGAGCAGATGAAAGCCTTGGCTTCTCAGGTCTTTTCACAACAAGATAAATTTTTGCCAACTCCCCAAGCCGCCAAACTTTTGGGAGTAACCCGGATTACCCTAATTCGGCAGATAAAAAGGGCGAAAGCATTCCCAAAAGAATCTCCTTTTAAGAATGGGGTTCACTGGGAAGAGTACGCAATGTTTTCCCCAAATTCTTCCCAAAAGCAAATCCGCTACAGAATTAATCCCGTTGCGTGGAGGGAAGTATGTACAAAAGTCAGATAGACCCACCGCATATCACTTTCCCCGAAGGCACTTGGGAGCAATTAATTGCGCTTCTAGCCAAGCACAAAGCAAAGCCCATCATGAACCTAGAGGATGAGTATGACAACGACTAACGCCCCCTATGACTTCACCACGCAATTAAGCCGTGGATTGAAGGGAGAAAGTATAATCCGTGAGCATTTCTGCCCAAAATGGGAAATCATTACCGCTTCCCGCAAATTTCAGCGTCGTGGTATTGATTTTATTTTCAAATCGAGAGAAAACGGCGATAGCTATCGGATTGAAGTTAAGTCCGACACCACCGCCTCACAAACAAACAATGCTTTTATTGAAACCTACTCGGTGTTTCCTGACAAGAAGGGATGGGCGTACACCTGCCAAGCCGATTACCTGTTTTACTTTTTGCCAAAGGACAGGATTATCTACTCGTTCCGTCCTCACACCATCAGGAAGCTGTTACCTGAATGGCAAAAATACCCGACGCGAAATATACCCAACAAAGGGTATGAATCCAAGGGAATCCTAGTTCCTTTGTGGGAGCTAAAAAAGTATTCAAGCACTATCAATCTTTGAGGGAAAAAATGCGAAAACCTAAAAACTTATTTAGTGGAACTGGTAGTGCAATGATTCTTATCCAAGCAAGAAATGAATGCTTGATACTCAACTGCTTAATATCAAGCCCAAAACCTGCGAAGCAGGTAGCAAGGGAGGTTGGAATAACCTATAGCACCGCTTACAAGCTTTTAAACGAACTTGTAGAAGATGGGCTGGTTGAACGACCCCAAGCCGAAAAACGGGGCACGTCAAAATTTTACAAACTAAAGGAGATATAAATGAAAACTGCGATAATTTCAGAGCAATTAGTGCTTTTTGACTACGATTGCTTAGATTCGGAAACCCGAATTGTAGTCAGGCAAAAGACATCAGAAATCAAGAAGTTAATCCGCAAAACAGCCCAGACTGTCTGGGAAATTGGGGAAAACTTAAGCGAAGTTAAAGCGTGTTTGCAGCATGGGCAGTTTGAATCTTGGCTCAACACGGAGTTTGATTGGTCAGCGCGAACCGCACAAAGATTCCTACAAGTTTACGAGCGGTTCAAAAACGACAATTTGGCGGATTTGAAAATCTCGGCCAGTGCCATCTACGAGATGGCCAGCCCATCAACACCCGAAGAGGTGAGGATTCAGGCTATCGAAGCCGCTAAGGGTGGGCAGGAAGTTACGCCATCTTTCCTGAGCAAGATTAAGTCCGAAGCCCAAGCAAAGCTAAAGGGGTTGACCGTGGGCGATTACGTCACCCTTTACAAAGGCAACACAGGCAAGATATTGGAATGTACAGGCAGATCTGCTCTAGTAAGGCACTTAGACTCAGATAAAACCGAGAGCCTACCCATTACGCTCGATTACTTCCAAGGAATCCTATCCATCCCAGAGGAAGCATGGTATTCAGGGGATGAAGCGATGGGCATATATCTGGGAAAAGCGAAAGGGATAGAAGTCTACCTGATCTGTGAGGATGGCCAAAACGTAGGTGTACAGTGCCGAACCAAGGGGGAATTTGACGTTGCCCTCCTAGGTAAATGGAGCGACGATTATCCCCAAGTCCTCACTGATTCTGACTGGTGGCTACTGCAAGCCGAAAAGTTCTTAGCCAATGCTTACCCCGAAGACGAGGAGGAAGAATCGGAGGAGTTGAAGGCTGACTTTAAAATCCCCTTTGAGGCTTGGGCACAAGTGGACACCCTAGAGAAAGGGTTGGTGAAGAATGATCATTACCCCCCCCTTGATGATCAAAAAGAAGCAAAAAAAGAATATCCCCACGGGCATTTAAAGGCCACACCCAAGCCAACGGGTGACAGCATACAAAAACATCCGGCATGGGAAAAGTTTGGGGTCGGGCAGATTGTCCAGGTCAACATCCTTGGCGAGAAAAAGACCGGGCGCATTTTGGCGAAAGAAAACGCCGTTGCAACCGTGGAGATTGACCGGCTTGGCATTAAAATCTCCTACTCAGAGCTAACGCCCTGGTCCGAAGCGAATAACGTCCACTTTTCGAGTGAGTCGGTGGAATGGTACACGCCACCCGAAATCATAGAGCGTGTTCGGACGACCCTAGGGGAAATATCCCTAGACCCTGCATCTTGTGATGAAGCCCAACGGGTGGTAAATGCCATCTGCCACTTGACCCAGAAACAGGATGGCTTAAACGGCAATTGGTCGGGAAAGGTGTTCCTAAATCCCCCTTATGGGAAGGAGATAGGGAAGTGGATTGAGAAGCTCGTGGCTGAGTATGAAGCCAAGGCAATAAGTGAGGCGATTGCCCTTGTCCCTGCCCGAACCGATACCGAATGGTTCCAGAAGCTTTCCCCCTATACCCTCTGTTTAATAAAGGGTCGGCTCAAATTCTGGAACTCACAGGGAGAAGCTGATAACAATGCGTCCTTTCCTAGTGCCGTCGTTTATCTGGGGAAATCTAACCTTAAGTTTGTTGAAAACTTTTCTGACTTGGGGGGAATATGGCGGAAAATTTAAGGATTGGCCGTTGGACGGAAGAGGAAAAAGAAATCCTCCGAAACTTGATAGAGGAAAGGGTTCCCAAAGCTGAGATAGCAAAAAGAATGAGACGGAGCAAGCAAGCCGTAATCATGGCCGCTTCCAGATTAAAAATTACGTCAGAATACCCAACTAATGCGTGGCTCCCTTTTGACTTTGAGCTATTGATTTCTTTGGTCGCCCAAAATGTTTCCGCGCAAAAAATTTCATCTGAGTTAAATCGCTCAGTTGCAGCCGTCAGAACTAAGATGCGTGTTTGTGGGATTCAATACGAAAAACCCCGCACGCACAGGCTATGGACTAAAAAGGAAATAGTCAAGCTAAAAAGTTTATGTTCGCAGGGGTTTTCTGTCCCCCAAATAGCTAAAGCATTGGGCCGAAGGGACTGCTCCGTTTACGCAAAATGCCAAAGCCTAGGGATTGAATACAACAAAGTCTATTACGTAGAAAAACGCAAACCAAAACCGAAACAAACGCTAAGAGAATTGCTTTATGAAAAGTGACCTAATCGGACGAGTTTTAGCCCTCGTCCCCCCCGTGGGGGCTGTAGATGAATGGGACATTGCTTGCACCTTGCAGGTATCCCTAGCAGAGCTAAAAAATACCCTCGAAAAATTGCCCCAATTGGAGCTTTTAGAGTCAGTTGATGTGTTTGAATCTGACAACCAGATTATTACCCTTTACAACCGCTATTGGAGAAAGATTAATGAAGACTGAGGAAAAAGTATTGAGGCTCAATCTTGAGTCTTTTAAAGACCCAACGCTTAACAAAGCGCAAGTACACGCTTTAGTAGAAAGCATTGAGATTTTATTGGGGAACCTTGACTTAGAAGTGCTTAAAAAGGTTGGTCATGACCTGCACAAAGCCAAGCAAAGCCTAGAGTTTCGAGTAAAAGCAGCAGAAACAATCAGTAAATTAATTGGAGAAACAAAATGACCATTGATGATGACGCGGTTTTTGTGGTGAAAAAGACGGATATTATCGGGGATTGCACCTCAATCCGTATCGAAATGCTGCAGGATGACTCGATTAGTTTCGAGGCTAAAGGGTTGCTCTGCTATTACCTGAGTTTGCAGGGAGAATCCCAAGACATTCCAGACGAGGAAATCCCCTTGATTAGGGAGTTGATTGAGGCTGGCTATGTTTCGGTTGAAGAGGAAAATGGGGCGCAAATTTACAGTTTTTACGATATGCCTCTCTAACGTCGCTTGACCCGTTGGCTCCTTCATGTCAACGGGTTTCCTGTCTAAATTTCCACTACAAACGAAAGGACAATGATTATGAATGATTTTGACCAGTTTTTACTCACCCAAGCTATGGGGCAGCCAATTCGCTTTTATAGAAAGCTCGGATTTCTTGTCAAAGGGGCAAATACTATCCTTATGCTCTCTCAATCCATTTCATGGTCAATGGCAAGTCAGGATGGCTGGTTTTGCAAAACTCAATATGAATGGGAAGACTCGACGCTTTTAACCCGTAGTGAGCAAGAAACAGCCAGGAATCAACTGAGAAGCACAACTTTTTGGCAAGAGGAACGGCGAGGGCTTCCCGCAAGGCTTTTCTTTCGAGTTGATTTAGTCGAACTTGCTCGTGCTTGGGAGGGAAAAAGCCATGAATGATGAAAGACTTCTTACGATGCTTAACGCCCTGCTAGACAGACCAGTGGCATTTCACCGAGGACTAAGAGCCGCAGTAAAGGGAGCTACAACTATCCTCATGCTCTCTCAAGCTGTTTACTGGTCGAAAAAGACTAATGACGGCTGGTTTTACAAGACACAGGCAGAATGGGAGGACGAAACAACCTTAACCCGAAGAGAACAAGACACCGCAAGGAAGCAGTTGCGAACAAAATCCTTTTGGCAAGAGGAACGGCGCGGATTGTCTCCTAAGCTGTACTTTCGGGTTGACTTAATTCTTTTAGCTAAGGATTTAGCGGGTGATGAGGCTCCCATTCAATCAAGTATGTGCGTTTTGCACAATAGCCATTGTACGGAACGTACAACAGCCAGCGCACAGAACGTACAACAGAACATATATACAAAGAATACTTACAAAGACTACAAAGAAGAGAGTCCTCTCCCCGATTTTGATTCTTTTAAAAATCTTTGGAACTCGGAGAAGAGTAGCTTATGGGCTGCCTGTAAGATTCTTGACCAAGTAAGGATTAACCTTGTTAAGCGTCTAATCAAGGACACAGGTTCATGTTCCGCCGCGCTCGAAACCCTTGAGAAAGCGTGTAAGTACGGACGTACCGACAAGTATTGGAACTCTAAACGCCTAGCCTTTGAAACGGTTTTGAGAAAAGCTGTTTCTTGGTCAGAGCAATATCTAGAAACTCCAGACGGACACATAATCAGCGACTCTGACATCTCAATGGCGGCTCGGATGAAGGAAACCCAAGAGCTTGCAGACCGATTAGCCAAGAAGTACAACTACAACGGAGTTAATAACAATGCTTGACCCAACCCTTTTCGCTGCGTGGATTAAAAGATTTGGCAAGTTCTACGGCCGCACGTTAGATGATGACCTCTTTGACATCTACTACGACGCTGTTAAAGACCTTGACGACTTGGAATTTCAGGCAATTAGCAAGGAGCTATTCAAAAATGAGCAGTTTTTCCCTGTCGCTGGCATGTACGCGAAATACAGGAAAGAAGCGGTTAATACCGTGGCTGATGCGAATTGGAAGCAGGTTATGGATTGCATCAATCGCGGTGTCGTTGCTTTAAATGAAGCTAAAGGCTTGCTCAATCCTCAATGCTTAGAAGCCCTTGAGGATATGGGGGGATTGTGGAGGATTGCTCAGGCTGATGAGAGACAATTACCAGCGCTTAAAAAAGAGTTCTTAAAAGCCTTTGGATACGCTTCAGGACTAATTTCCCTTCCCGTGATGCCAACACGCCTAAAATTGATGGGCAAGCGTGAATCAGAGAATGATGCCGATGAGACTGCATTGGTGGGATTGGGAAGTGTGCTTAAGAACATGGTGAAGGAGTGAAACCAAAACCGCCAATTTGTCGCTTTTGCCTAATGACTCAAAAGGTACTTCCTAGGCTTAAAAGCGCGCGGGTGGGAAAGCTCCGCGGATTTCCTAGAGAATCCATTTTTAAGGTTTCTAGGCTAGAAACCCTTGGTACAATTAAGCTAGGAGGTGACCTATGGATAGGATTTATCGCTTTAAGCCGAAACAGCCAAAATTCTCTCAGGAAAAAGCCAGCGAGATTAGAGAGGGGCATAATCGGGGATGTTCTTACCGCGAATTAGCTCAACTTTACCGAACGGACAAGAACACGGTCCTCGCAATTTGCCGTCAACGGGGCGCTTACAGCAAATACCGGAACTGGGTACAAACAGGAGAATCCTAAATGAACAAACAGGCATTAATTTTTGACTGCGAGATTATCAACTGCATCCCCACAAAAGAGCCGAACAATCCAAAGTACAGGTATTGCGGTGGTTGGACGGATTACGCCAATATGGGCATTGCTACTATTGGCGTTGCTGCTCTTGTCGGGTCAGAGACGTGCTGTTTTGTCGAAGGAGTTCGATTAGAGTCAATTTTCGATTTACTGAAAGATTATTTTTTGATTGGATTCAACTCAAAGAACTTTGATGATAAATTGCTTCAAGCTAACGGAATCAATTTATCCACTGACTACGATGTTTTGGAGCAAATCAGAATTGCTGCTTACGGCTCTCCGAATTGGCACGATTGCCCAAAGGGATTCAGCTATAGCTTGGATGCGATAACGTCGGCTAACGGCTTCAAGAAAACGGGTCATGGTGCTTTAGCTCCCCAACTGTGGCAAGAGGGGAAACGACAAGAGGTAATAGATTATTGCTTGAATGACTGCCTAATCACCAAAGAGATTTTATTGTTGGGTATGAATGGACTGCTAAAAGACCCAAATACTGGGAATCTTTTAAAACTTGAGCCACCCAAATACAGAACTCTTTCTGTCTTATTGTAAAAATGACCTCAATTGTTGCAGTAAGATATTAATAAATTCAAAATTCAAAAAGGAAAAAACAAAATGGGAACCTACGACGACAACGGAATACCTCAGACCTTGCTTGGGTCTAGCACGCAAGGCGACTATTTTATAGTCAGGAACAAAGATACCCACGTCAACGAATACGACGGATGGCTAGGCAAAGATACCGTAGAGTCGCATCTAGAAAATTTCCAAGACGCTGGGGGAATTGAAGAAATTATCCTCGGCGAAGGCGCTAAAAGCGTATGGGCAAATCGCAACGCCCAACAAATAACCGGCAACGCTGCCGACAACGTAATTTTAGGTGGGCAAGGCGTAACCACCATTGATGGGGGTGCAGGAAACGACACGATAAACAGTGGAATCTTCAACGATACGCTTACGGGGGGTGCAGGAAACGACATTTTCCAGTTCGGAGAAGACTTCAATTGGAAGGCCAGTACAATTCTGTACACTGATACGATTACAGATTTTGACGTAGAAAAAGACAGAATAGTTTTAAACACTTCGGACTTTAAAAATCTAAAGCCAGGGTTTACTTTTGAGGTTGCCTCAAACGTTGCAGGGCTTGACCTTCTAAAGTCTCAGGTTATCTACTGCACAGAAAATGGAGGATTGTACTACAATCCCAACCAAGGCAAAAAAGGCTTTGCTAGTTTTGCAAGAGTTGGCGGAACTTTTGTCTACGATGACGGAGGGCTATTTGCGGTTTTAGAGAACAAGCCCGCCTTAGAAAAACGGCACGTGTGGATTAGTTTAGTAGACCCTAAAAAAATCAAAGACTTTCAACCGACAAGTCAAACTAATTCAGTTGTGCAATAAATTGGGAAAATTGTGTCTGTAATCAGCGAGCTTTCCCGAATAACGGGAGTGCCAGACAAATCTTTGTATAACCTCAAGAAGCGGGGACTTCTTGCCGATACCGATGATATTGAGGTTTTAATTAAGGGTGTTATTGCGTATTACAAGGATTTGTCCAACAAGAAAGAACAGAGAAGTGGCGACCCATTAGTTGAACAAAAAATCAGGTTGACCGAAGCCCAAGCCAATAAGTTTGAGCTAGAGAATCAATTGAAGATGGGTGACCTTGTGGAAGCGAAAGGGATTGAGGATGTTTGGACTAGGGCAGTCCTAGCGACCAAATCCCGGCTATTGCTAATTCCAAGCAAGCTGTCATTTCAATTAGGACGGGAAGATAATCCCTTGCTAATTCAGCAGATTTTAGAAGAGGAAATCTATGAGGCTTTGCAGGAATTAAGCCGTGTATCAATCCCCAGAGAAGATTCTAAATAAGGCATTTGCAAGTTTTGAGCCACCGCCACGGCTCACCATTTCAGAATGGGCTGATAATTTTCGTCAGTTAAGCCCAGAGTCTTCGGCGGAGGTCGGACAATGGCGCACGTCACGGGCTGAATACCTTCGACAAATAATGAATAGCATCAATACCCATCAAAAGGTTGTTGTGATGTCGTCTTCTCAGATTGGCAAAACGGAAATCTTGCTTAATGCCCTGGGGTATTTTATTCAGTTAGACCCTTGCCCCATATTGCTCCTTGAACCCACTATTGAGATGAGCGAAACAATCTCAAAAGACCGTATTGCTCCCATGCTTCGGGATACCCCAAGCCTAAAGGGATTGGTGGGGGAAAAGCGGTCCAAGGATTCAGAAAATACTATTTTGCACAAAAGCTTTAGAGGTGGCCACATCACCCTAGCAGGGGCAAACTCTTCAGCTTCCCTTGCCAGCCGTCCGATTAGAAATCTTTTAATTGATGAATGTGACCGATTCCCTTTCTCCGCAGGAACGGAAGGCGACCCAATCAAGCTGGCAACCAAACGGACTACCACCTTCTGGAATCGGAGGATAGTGGTAGTCTCCACTCCTACCATCAAGGGAGCCTCAAGGATTGAATACGAGTATGAGCTATCGGACAAGAGAAAGTATTTTGTTCCCTGCCCTCACTGTGGAGAGTTTCAAATTTTGACTTGGAGCAATTTTAGATGGGAAGCAGTGACCCTAGACAAAAAGCAGGAAGTGGAGAGGGCATGGTACGAGTGCAGTCAGTGCCAAGCAGAAATCACTGACGCTGATAAATCCCAACTTTTAACCCACGGGGAATGGAGAGCCACGGCTAAGGGAAAAATTCCGGGCTTTCACATTTGGCAGGCCTACAGCCCTTGGAGCAGTTTTGAGGACATCGTGCAGGATTTCCTGGACTCCAAGGACGACAAAGAACTGCTTAAGGTCTGGACTAATACCTGTTTAGGGGAATCCTTCGACGAACAGGGTGGCGAGGGATTATCTTGGCAAAATCTCCTAGCCCGATGCGAACCTTACCAACCTTTAACCGTCCCTGCCATTGCCTTTTTGACTGCGGGTGTGGACGTGCAAAAGGATAGGCTTGTAATCAGTGTTTGGGCTTGGGGCAAGGGTGAGGAGGCGTGGCTAATTTACCACCAAGAACTTTATGGGAACCCTTTGGAGAAGGCAGCATGGGCGCAATTGGACGCTGTTTTAGAGTCAGAATTTACCCATTTTGAATCAAAAGTAAGGATTAAAATCGCCGCAACCTGCATAGATACGGGGTATTTGCCACAAGAAGTTTACAATTATTGCCGCAATAAATCCAAGGTCTTTGCTGTAAAAGGTAGTAATTTACCCGATAAACCCATTATTTCTCGCCCAACTACCCAAGAAATCAACTATAAAGGCAAAATAATCAAGAATGGCGTGAAACTGTGGACTCTGGGGGTGGGAACGGTGAAAGGACTGCTCTTTAACCGATTACGCTTGCCTAAGTCCGGTGGTGGTTTTATTCATTTCCCAATTGGGACAGATTCGGAGTTTTTTGAGCAGTTGACCGCCGAAAAGCTCACCACCAAGTTCTCTAAGGGGTTTGCAAAGCAGGAATGGGTAAAAATCCGACCACGCAACGAAGCTCTAGACTGCTTTGTTTACGCCTACGCTGCGGCTTTGTTAGCTGGCTTGAGCCGATTTAATTGGGCGCAATTGGAAGAAAATCTTAAGCCACCCTCCGAAGAAGCAGAAAAGCCGCAAGAACAGCCCGTGCAAGTCAAAAAGTCCAAGGCGTGGCTACCTAAGCAGAGAGGTTGGATGCAGAAATTTTGATTTTCCGATGGCTGTCAAGAAGTCCTAAATTATTTTGGAAAAGCGACAAATTGGCGGATTTGACAAAATGCCCCTTTACCCAAAGTACGAGATAGCCCTAGGAGCTTCGGCGCCCAATACCAATCTTTTGACAGGAATTGTCAAAATGGCTTTGGTTACAAGTGCTTATGTCTATTCTGCTACCCACGAATTTCTTTCAGACGTTTCTGTTCCTTCACGAGTCGGAACGTCAACATCATTAACAAATAAAATTTACGCTGGTGGGGTTTTCCGTTCCAACCCAATTTATTTCCCGTCCCTTTTGGCTCTTGAA